TGTTGTGCTCGTCGGAAAAATCGACGCAATAATTCCAGTTACCGCGCCCTGAGTGAGAGTCATACCAGGGAGGAGCGTTCCAGTGAAACCGGTGTAAGCTTGTGTTGCACTGGTTGTGAGGGTCAGCGTGAGCGCAGCCGTCTGCGTGAGGTTAGTCGGGGTTCCGGTCACTGAGACGGCGCTAGCCAGCTGGCGCGTCGGCCAGAAACCACCGCCCGAGTGGTGCTGGTACGGTTGGACCTTCCAGAAGTAGTCGCCATAGCGCTCGTCGAAGCGGTCCTGTCCGTTGATCTGCAGGCGGCAGCGATTCACGATGTCGTCGTAGACGAACGGCTGCGTGTATCCAATTGCGCGTGTTGTTGCGGATCCACAATCGGTCTTCTCGGCGTCCTGGAACACCCACACCAGCTCCTTCACCGGGTGGTTGAGGGTCAGATCAATGCGGGCAGAGGCCGTCGTGAGCGTCTGCTGGAGACCATACTGGAGCTGGTCAATCAGATACTCGTGGGACTGCTGGGCAAACCGACGGCGCTCATCCACATCGAGGTAGATGTAGTCGATGTACAGTGCCATGTCCTTGAGCTGGGGCAGTCTCGAAGCGGCTGCAGACACGGATCCAGACACACCAGCCGTGCCACTCACCAGGTCGGTCGCGGGGGCCAGCGTGATGTTCAGGCGCACCTCGTGGTACTGGAGGGCGATCAGGGGCAGCGCCAGACCCGGGTTCCGGCAGAACCAGAACTGCAGAGGGATATACAGAACGCCCGGACGACCTCCGCACGAGGTCAGCGTAGTCGATGCACCTCCAAGCGTGCCTCCCACCATCGCATCGAGCTTGCACGAGTTGTCATACGACGAGGTCAGATTCTCCCACAGGTACAGCCACTCTCCATAGTGGGTGTCGATGATCTGTCCACCGATCTCCACCTCGAGCTTCTTGAGAAGCGCATACCCCAGGCGCCGCTGAGCATCGCCAGTCCAGAGAACGTCAGTGGTGAGTCCACCCGTGGCCGCAGTTGTGTCCGGAAGCGTCACCTCCAGGTAGGTCTTGTACATCAGGTCAGCGTTGCGGTTGATGACGGCAACAACGCGCTGTCCATACTGGGGCGAGCCAGTGAAGTTCACGCGAAACGCCTCCATGGCGAAGTTCGTATGACGCTTGTAGAGCACCTTCCAGAAGGTGATGTGGGGATTTCCAGTGATGTAGGCATCCTGAGCACCATATGCAACGAGCTGAAGAAGACCACCGCCCATTTAGTTTATTCTTTGCGAGGATATATTCTTCTGTCTTTGACACAATGAAGAATCTGACGGGGCGGTTCTGTAGCTGTATCAAGAAGGTCCGCAAGACGGTCAAGAATGAAAAAGGACCGATTGCGATTTGTGTCAAGTCTGTTTTGCAGAAGAAGGGGCGGACGCTAAAGAAGTTTACGTGTGGAAAGAACGGCAGGGTCATTACGCAGAAGGCACTGCGACCCCTAGGGGGACGTTGAGTTTCTCCAGTGCCTCCTTGGCCGCCATTTGCTCAGCCTTCTTGCGAGTCGTACCCACTCCGCGTCCGTGGATTGATTGACCCACCATCACAGTGACCCTGATCTCCTTTGGATCGGGTCCAGGGCTCAGCATTGTATAGGTCGGAGTATTCCCAAACGTGCGCTGACAATACTTTTGAAAGATATCCTTGTAGTTTGTGATCGTGGTCACGGCATCTTGAACGTCAATGTACGCTTCCATAACCGTCGTGACAAATGCATAGACAATGTTGAATCGGTTACCACAATCTGTCCACAATGCGCCGATAAAGGCTTCAAAGATATCGCCTAGTTTCTGGATATTACGACGACCATTGATGGCAACAGACTCTTCATTGTGACGCGAAATAACGTAGAAGGCGTCCAACCCTACCTTTTGGCAAAGAACACCAATACACTCGTTGTTGACCAGCTCTTTCCGAGCATCGGTCAAGAACCCCTGCTTCTTGTCTGGATACTTGCGGCGCAGATAGGTGGCCACACAAACACCTAACACCGAGTCTCCCTCAAACTCTAGACATTCATAACTTTCATCCTGGAGAGGCATCACACCAGATGGACACGGAGCAAGAGACGCCGGTCGTCCATCGGGGGTAGTGTAATCAGATCGTTTAACATACGTTGTGTGCACCATCGCGGTTTGGAAGACCCGTGGGTTGACAACTCGGTAGTGCGGTAGACCGTGGCGGTGGAGGATTCGGTGGATGTCCCGTTCGGTAAACGGCTGGTTCCTTGCATTGTAGGGAAAGTAGTCCATAGTATTGTCTGATTCCTTCTTCGCTAGGTATATTTCATTTTACTTGTGCGGCGTCGAGTACGACGCCCACCCGAGAACCCCTTGCGATTGGGGGCAGGTCCTTGTATCCCGGCATTTGCTTTTAGTATATCTCCCTGTTGAGCGGCATTCTTGCCTTCGACTCCACTTAACATGGAGGCAATGATCGACTCCGGACCATGGGGTATTTTCATCTTTTCACTCACCAGCATGGCATTCCGAACACCCCTTCCCTTAGCCTGGAGATTGTGTTGTTCGAAGATAGGTACTATTATTGAGCGAAATCGATTTCCAACAGCTTCACTCACGTCCGCTATGAAGGACATAAGATTCGTTGTTGGTGTTAACAAAATAGCAAAGCAAATTACTTGTCGTGGGGCGTTAGCGTTTGTTATCTCAAGGAAAACATTGTCATATGTATACTCGGTAAAATCACCATCCCGAGTAATTGTAATCGTATGCGTTGGACGTGGCAGCAAGATTTCACTACTAAACCCGTGAATTGACGTATACGTAATCTCACCCAATACATCGGCATTTGTCGGCGGCGTCCATTTTAAATGATCGAGAGCCGCTGCCATTACAATAGTTTAATATCCTTTTTCCTACACAATGGGAGCCGCGCAGTCCATGACCTATACTGAAGTCCCGGACGCCTTGCCGAAGCACGATCCTGGCAGGATGATCGAGATCAAGGATGTGCGGTATCGGTGTCCGATCGTAAAAGATATGGCGGTGGGTCTTGTCTTCTTCAATCCCGCGAAGTCGAAGCGAATGTTGATGAACTATCTGTACACCATCGAGAAGCTCAAACTTGCAAAGATCCCGTACTTTACGCTCGAGTTGGTCTACAATCGGCAGGAACCCGAGATCGCCGATGCTTTCCACGTCTACGCCAAGTCGGTCATGTTCCACAAGGAGAATCTCTGCACCCTCCTGGAATCGAAGATCCCGTGGTATTATTCGAAGGTGCTGTTCTTGGATGCTGACTTGATCTTTGGGAACCCGGACTGGTATTCCGAAGTCTCCTCTGCCTTGGCGGATCACGATGTTGTCCAGCCCTTTACCACGGCTGTCTGGATGGACATCACCTACACCAAAGCAACTCAGATCCGGGAGTCTGTGATCTACATGGACAAGCAAAAAACCTTTGATCACAAGCTCCATCCTGGGTTTGCTTGGGCATTCAGGCGCAAGTGGTTCCGCAAGGTGGGGTTCTTTGAATACGGTGTCACGGGGAGCGGAGACACCCTGTCGGCGGCGGCGTGGTTGGGCGTGAAGTTCCCTCCTACGTACCTCAAGCCCGCGCTGGTTCCTGCATACGAAGTGTTCGACAAACTCCCCAAGCCTCGGATCACCTGCACGTCGGGAGCTATCTTTCACATGTGGCACGGAACTCACGTCAATCGCAGGTATGTCGACCGCCACACGATCCTGGACGGCGTAAAGGACATTCGCAAGGTAATGCGCCCGAACTGGAATGGCGTCTGGGAGTTTAGCATCAAGGGTCTCTCTGAAAAAATGCTCAACTACTTCACCTCCCGAGTGGACGACGGGGTCTAGCCCATTTAAAAATAATGTGTTGTTGAAAGTCATATCACGTTGATGGTGAAGCCCTTCTTCGCTCTGGCTTCCCGTCTGTTGAGCACGAACGGGTCTCTCGTGTGTAATCTTACGCGTATCCAGAGCGGGTTTCTACCCCGTGAAAACCTGGTCCAAGCACAACGTCATCTTGCAGATATTCAGAACGCCTTGCGAGAGATTGAAGAGTCTCTTAATCGCGCTTCACCACCTTCAGCTCAAATCCGTAGTCCGTCTCCACCATCTTCGCCTCTTGGCGCCTAACAATCTCATTCATCAAATCCTCCCCATGCTCCGGAAGGAGCTCGTCCAGATATGCCTTCAGCTCTTTCTTGGAGAGCGTCCAACCCTTCTTCCACTGGTTTGGACGCTTGACCGCAAAGATCATACCCGAGCTTGCCAGATTAATCTTGTCGGGGAGTTCCTCGCGGGAGCTTGCATACAGGGCTGCCAGATCCAACTCGATTGTACGTCGCTCATCTCGGAGTCCGTTTGCAGCGACATTGACGTCATTTAGGCGCCGAGTGACATTCGCATAGGCGGTGAGAACAGGCTTGAGAGAATCCATTGTGACTTGTTGTTCTCTTGACTTAATAGTATCCGTTTTAGAACAAGGATGTCTTGGGTAGACGAAGAGCAGGTCGACCGGCTTCGAGAAGTCATCAATAAGCAACATAAGAAGGATCCTCCGATTCCCAAGGGAACTCCCGAAGAAATGTGGACAAACATCCAGCGTCGTCTCCACGAACAGTGCTCAACTGGATCTGCAGAGTGCATTGTGTCGTCCTTGATGAAGAAACCCGCAGCTTCGAAACAGTGGGCGGTCAATCGGTATGAGTGGCTGTCGTCGGATGACATTGATCACGTAGAGAAGGAATATGTCAAGCTGTTTTCTCATTACCACTTTCTTGGTTGTATTCCTATCGACTTTGACCTGAAGAGCGAGACCCAAGAGTGTATTGTCAGTACATTGTGTGCAATGAAGCTCTCCGAGTTGGCAGACAAGGGACATGAACAGATTGGGATTGTTTTCAATACAGACCCTCACGATGGCCCCGGCGAGCACTGGATCGCTCTGTTCTGTGACATACGCCCCGAGTTAGAGTATCCTCGTATCACATATTTTGATTCATATGCCCACCACCCCGAGAAAGAGATCAAAACGCTGATGAAGAGATGGAAGGCGCAATGGGATGCGACGGGGAAGCATTCGAAACCGATGAAAATGACCTTCAATGCCACACGCCACCAGTTCAAGGATTCAGAGTGTGGAATGTATTGTCTGTACTTTCACCGCTCGTGCCTGATGGAGATCCCAATGCAAGAACGTATCCCGGATGATGTTATTAATGGATTTCGTCAGCTATTGTTTAGAGTGCCAAAAATAGAAGGCGGTATCTAATAATGCAGTTCGTACTTGGAGCCGCACTTGTTGGAGCCCTGGGATACACAGTCTGGCGCGAAGCCACAGACAAGGACGGTGAGGAGAAGGGAGACCGCAAGCGCCTCTGCGACTACTACGCAACCGGTGGCGTCTTTGAGAATGCCAAGATTGTGGTGGAGTCTGGACGCCGTCTCCTCGAAGTTCACCTCTACGCCGATGAGAACGGCAAACCAATCGTAGCCAAGAATCCGTTGAACCTTGGATACGATTATGCATATGATTACTGGACGTTTGATTCAGTGTGTGTAGATCTCATTCAAGCCTGGCAGTCGACAGACGATCCGTTCATCCTGTCGATTGTGCCTCATTCAACCAACACGGTCACCCTCAACCTCGCCGCCGAATGTCTGAAGACAACAGTTCATCGCCACCTGGTTGCAGGCGTTACCGTCGACACGCCACTGGATGAGCTAAAGAATCGCCTGATTGTGGTCTCCGACAATGTACAGGGATCTGAGCTCGGTCTACTTGTGAACCTGTCGTGGGGCGACTCTACTGTACGTCGCCTACTGTATGCACAGGCGATGCATCCCCGCGATCAAGCCGAGCTGGTCGCCTACAACCGCAACGCCATCACTCTTGTCGCACCCGACCCCACCTTCGGCAAGACAACTCTGGATCCAGCGATCGCCTTTGCGTATGGATGCCAATGGCTCCTTTTTGACAGTCCTCGGTCCGCCCCGGGGTTCGTTGAAAAACCGACGGGGTTACAATAACTTCTTGTTAACTAAACAAAATGGCAAACAAGTGGCTCGCTCACGTGAAGAAGACGATGAAGTCCCACAAGGGCATGAAGTTCGGTCAGGTCCTCAAGCTGGCGAAGAAGACCTACAAGGGTGGTTCCGAGGGCGGTGTTGAGCCGGCGCCTAGTTCCGAGGGTCCCTTCTCCAACGCTGCCGGCACCGGTGGTCGCCGTCGTCGTTCCCGTCGCTCCCGTAAGACGCGTCGCGGTGGTGACTACGGATACTAAAACGAAACTCTCTGATTGAAAGCAACGTACTCCATGGATCCACCCAAGACTCGCCGTGAATTGAAGAAGACTGCCAAGGAGAAGAAGGCTGATGTCTATTCTGCAAAACATACACGCCTACAAATCAAGACCAAACCTAAGACGAAGTAGACCGCCGCTTACGAGTCATCTTCTTCTTACGATTCGCCTTCCTACGACGGGTTCTGCGCCCACCCTTTCTTGCTAGCTCACGTCTGAGCGCAGCTATCTTCGACTGATTCGGTTCAGGTTTTGCAAGCTCAAGTCTGAGTGCTTCTTCCGTTTCTGATTCTACTGGACGAGGTAATGCAACACCCCTGTTTTTCACTGCATCCAGAAACACCCGTTTAGGATTCTTCGCTCCACTAAATTCAGAGATGGTTTGCACGACGTTTGGAGGCAATGGCACTGCACTCTGTCGATAGAGTTGCTCACCCATCAGCTGAGCTGTGACTTGTTTTCCAAGGTCAATCTTTCGGAGAATAAACTCTTTTTTGTCTCTGGCCTTTTCCATTGTGTAAAGACAATCCCTGTCTGGATCATAACCGAGTGAACCAACCTCATCAAATGTAGCTGTTTCTAAGGGTCCATCTTGTACGGGCTCTACTTCAGGCTCCCTCCAGCGTCCCATATTGAATACGTAAGCTGGGTCGACGTGAGCTAGCTTTTTTCCAAACGGTTCCTTTGATCCATCGGGGAGTCTTTTAATCATGGCTGCTCCGTCGATTGCATCAAAATACTTACTCGGGTAATACGCATTTCCATTAGTGTCCATGACTTGGCCCGGAGCATGTATTTTAAAAGCAGACTCCATATTGATATCACGACCATACGCAACAGTGGTAACAGTTCCATCCATTGCAACAGTGCGGAGCATATCTGTATCCCAAAACATGAGTCTTCCATCAGAATCAAACCAAAGATCGTCAGCAACGCCTATGTATGCTACGGGACCAGGTCCGTCAATTATATCATAATGGTCGTCTACCCTAATCTCGCCCGGAAGGATAGCGTCGAAATCTTCACCACGTCCAGCAAGAGTTGTCACATTTTCACCCCGAATTGCTCGTATGCGAGACCACTCGCCAACATACAAGGTTCCATCGGGTCCTTTTGCCATCCTTTCTGGACGATTAAACCTTGCAGTTGCGAGGGTTCCATCTTGATGACGTTCGTATGGAGACAACGCTGACCAGGGAAGTCCAGCATAATCGGTCACGGTTCCATCCGGAGACACCCGTTTAATCGTGAAATCTGTGTAACTTATGTAGATAGTTCCGTCTCCGTCTACCATCAAAATATTAGGAGCGGATATGTCTTTAGGAATACGTGCAACAGTAGTGACAGTAATGTTACTCATTACTTCTATAGCAATACTTTATGAACCATCCGAAATGTGCGACGATGGTCGCGGTCCTTTGTGCGACCACCCGCTGTTTTGCGACATGTTTTTCCATGATACGTCTTTTTCGAGCAACCGCTCTTGAAATACGCAAGATGGTGAGCCCAGCCCTTGAACGACCGAATATACACCTTTGCTTTCTTTGACAAGGCAGTCAACAATCCGTACATCCACTTCATATACGCTTTGCGGGAGCTCAGCGCAGGTTCGTGAGCTGTTATATAGTTTGAATAGACTTCCCGAAGTTCAGGGAAGGGATACACTTCACGGAGAGCGTGCAAGAATGTACGCTGTGTAGCCATTTGGTTGGGCTCGGGGTCATCTGGATAGTTGGCAGAGATAGATGCCAAGAAATCAGCACCGGGCACCGCCGTGGGCTTCAAGGACATATAACGAGCCTTGACGTCTTCAAAAGTAGGATCAGGTCCGGGGTCAATCACGGCAGGGTCCTCTTTGCACTGAGTCCTCAACTTGTTGTTCACCATATTGTGGATCTCGTAGAGCCATCGCCCGGGGTCGGCTCGCAGCGGGTGTTTGGCAACAAACTCCGTGGTGGACGCACGGCAGAATTTACAGGGCAAGACATCTTTCATTTGGTTCAGAACATCGTCGGGGTGCTTCGACTTGAATGCAACTAGATGAAAAAGTTGCCACGCACTGGGTCCCCAGAACCGAGTGTCCATTGTCTTTACGAAATAAAGTATACCCATCTTAATAAAAATGCTTGATACCCGGGACATCATCATCCTGACGGCTTCGTTCTACCTCGGTGGTGTTGTTGGAGAGTTTTTCAAGTCGCTCTCGGAGGACATCCTGACCCCGCTTCTCGCCCCGGCGGCCGCGGCCGGCAAGGGCGTCGGTTCCTACACAGTCTCCATGGGTGGCGTGACGCTCCGTGTGGGCGAGGTGCTGGTTGCCTTCGTGAACCTGGTCGTCTCGTTCGTGCTGGTGGTGTTCACGATCGGACTCCTCCGGACCTACGTCTTGACCCGTATCGGCGCCGGCCAGCACCGGGCTTAAACTTGCGCGTCGATCGTCTGCGCCGTCCTCCTGACCCAGGCATAGCGAGTGCAAGTGGGGTCGCATCGCTGGCACCTTCAACTGCGGGAAGAGGAGGTGTTCCGCGCCCACATAAACTACTCTGATCAATCTTTTTCAACTCATCCACTATGTCAAGAAGACCACGATCTTTTGACATATCGGTATACGGACCAAAGGGCTCTGTCTTCACAACACGACTCCACAAGGCAAACTTCTTTATCTTGATTGCATTGCGGTAGTTGGCTCTATTGTTCACATTGTTAAGGTAGTCATCAATCAGGATCGTATTGCAGGGGAGAAATCCCTGTTTTGCGTATTTTTCCTGATCCCAGATCCAGTGCAGATTTTTCTGATGTCTTCCGCCAGGTACAGGGTGCTTCTTTGCTTCTCCATCGTCTTCATCACACCAGACATTGGTAATGAATCCTTCACCCATCTTTTCCTCAATGATCTCCTTCACCCAGTTTGCATACTCGCGATCTGATAGTGTCCAAAGATTCACCGTCTTTGCAAGCTTCTTCATCCACGCAAAAAAGTCCCAAAGTTCGGGGCGAAGAACAAAGCCCTGATAGTATGTATACTTCTGCTTTTCCTCGTCAGGAAGCGCCGGCCAAGGGGAGTCCTTCACACCCATGTACTCCACCAGTGTGTTGTCAATGTCTAAAATGATGTTGAGCTGCTTGGTTGCCATTAAAAAATACGCGGAAAAGATAAATGGTCTGGTACAATCCTACTACGTGGTTTTCATCCACACCTGCACCCGCGCCCGTCGCACCCCTGCCAACGGCAATGGAATCTCAGCCGACGCCCAGTTCGTATGGAGCTCGTCGTCGCCGCACTCGTCGTGGACGCAAGGGGTCTAAGCGGGGCCGAACTGGAAAGAGGTCCAGCCGTGTTTAGGGTGCGTACCATAGGTAACCTCCATACGCTTCTTCAACTCAACGGTTGAGCCAGTACTCAAATTGTTCTCCTGCTTCCACCTCTGGAACTCTCGGTTCATCATTGCAGTGGTCACGTAGTCTCCGGTCTTCACACCCTCCTCCAGCGGGTGGACAAACTCCACGATAAACCGTCCCACAACATCTGTCTCATTCTTGTACTCGCTGGTGCTCAGCGTCACCTTGTCTGGGACAGCCAGCTTCCTGAATCCATGACCCTCCTTGAAGATCGTGACCAGATAGTTCATCATACACTCAGCCCACTCCGTGCTCTCCACCTTCATCTGAATGGTCTTGTCATCCGGCAGTTCATTCGGAGCCTTGGGATTCGGAACGAACTTGTTCGGGAAATCCACAACCAGAAGACGGCGCCAGGTACCACCGTCTTGGGTATCCACCTTCGGCTTGTTATTGCAAGACACGTGGTACTTTGCCTGAATCTCAATGTCAATCATCTCCTTCGAGCCCGCAAACAAGTCACGTGCAGTGATCTTCTCGCAAGAAGACAGCTCCTTCATCAGACCCGTCTTGATATTGGCACCCTCCTCAGGCTCCTGCATCGTCACGAAGCGCTTACCCTTCATGCGGACCAGCTCGGGATTCGCAACGCCTGCCTTACCACGGTCCTGTGTGATCAGGGTGATCGGTGCCTTGCATGCATAGGTTCCCATGCAGGTAGCCATCAAGATCACCAACATGGACTTGCCGTTGGACCCCGATCCCGTCAGAATGTGAAACTTCTGCGCCGGATTGCCACCCACCATACACGTTGCCAAGTGGGCCATGAAGTAGTTCAAGACCTCCGGGTCAGGCAGAATGCTGCTGAGGAACTTCCAGAGCTCTGGCCAACATACATAGTCCGTGTAGTGGCGGTTCTTGTGAAAGTCCACTCCAGTTGAGAAGCTAAGATAGTCGTCTGCCTTTCCGTCGCGGAAATCCATGTTCAGCGTATCGAAGATGCCATTGTTGAAGGCAATCAGGTTCTTGTTCGTGTCCAGCTTAGTAGAAAGCTCCTCGTCCAGGAACAACAGGCGCGCCTCCTCCATCACGTTCTTCTTGAAGGCAGTTGTCTTCAGCTTCTTCTGAGCATCCACATACCTCGCCTTTTTCTTCTCAATCTTACACATTTCGCAAGGCTCAGCCGGTTCCTCACCCTTCTTCTTGCTTCCACCACACGAACAGGGCTCCGTGACTTCCTTCAGGCGTCCCATCATGTTCTCCTTCTCCACAAACTTCTTCCAGACATCGCTGGAAAGCTTTGCAAGGAGACCGACACCCTTCTTGGTTAGGCGCCACACGTGACCCACGAAGCGATACCACTCGTTCTGACCGTAATCAGAGCACTTGAACTCATCACGGAACATTGCAAAGACCACTCGAGCCATGTCGTGCTCTGTCATCGTCTTTGTGGCCTCCTCCACCAGCTCCTCAATGTTCTTCATCTCAATCTTGTCGTACTCACCCGGGTTGTCCATGCGAGACCACATGCGTAGACTACGCTCGGATAGAACAGGTCCGTTCGTGCGGAAACTGAAGCTGTCCCACTTCGACTGTGCCAGACGCGGGTCATAATCTTCGTATTGAGCGCTAAAGTCGTAGAAGACCGTCTCTAGCGAATCGGGGTGGATGTTCTTCAGGCAGATGCCTGTGTTGATCCAGTCTTCGTAGCTTGTGTACCTGAAGGAGGCAAGGTTCATGACGTGGTCGCGATAATATCCAATCATATCATCGGAAAGAGGCAGGCGATACGTATTCCGCTCCGGAGTGGATGCTCGGGATCCACGCTTCTCACCCTCCTCGCGAGTCGCTGTACGACCACGCTGGGTACCCGTAGACGCCCTGATCTCCTCCTGCTCCTTCTTCTTCTGGAAACGACTGTTTGCATCCTCAGTCATAGGCGTCTCCGTGGAGGGGCTTGCTCGGATCGTGAGCTTCTTGAGTAGATCAGGAGTGACGTGCGTCGGCACATTGTCATCAATGCTCATCTCATTCGTCTCTGGGTCCCAGTCCAGAATGTACTTGATCTGATACGGTGTGCCCTCCTTCTTCCTCGATCCAAGCAGAGTCCAGTTGGACGTGTGCGTCAGTGGAGAGGGATCATAGACCTTCTCCCACTTGTCAGTGAGTGGAAGCTCCGGGAAGAACTCCGGCATCCGCTTGAGAAGAACCCTGCGAATCTCCTCCTCCACAAAATGATTGGTCTTCAGATTGGGAATCACGACGTGAATGCCAGACTTTGAATAATCAGGCTTGTTCTTTGCCGGATCTGCAGAATAATAGGTCGGCTCCGGCTTCTCGGAGACATAGATCTCTACGCTCTCCGGAACAATAAGAAACTTCTTGACCTCCGTCATGTACGCCTTCATGAAGTTGACCACCTGATCCTGTGTGTGCAGGTGATCGTCAAGCTTACCTGCATACTTGAAATCCAGATCAATACGCATCGGCCCAATCGTGGTGCTCTTCTCGGTCAGATTCAGCTGTCCGTGGTTGCGGAGGTAGTCACAATACAGCCGATAGAACTCGTCAATGTCATCTTCCTGGATCCGCCAGGACCCCGCAGTCCCCTCCATACCGTTGTGAGTGTCCAACCCACTGCCCTTTTCTGCCTTGCGAGACTTCTTATCTAAATCAGTGTCCTTCCCCGTACCGTTCAGGAAATCGGAAAGCTTAGACTTAAGCATCCTGTGATAAATAGCGCCGATTACTTTGCCGACAACTATTCATTTTGAACGCGGTAGTCCGTGTAAAAAATGGAAGACACTTTATACAAGGAAGACCTAGATACAGAATGAAGTTTTGTACCCAGTGTGACAATATGATGTACAACATTGAAGAGCGCGATGGGTCAGCGTTTATCAAGTGTCGGCAGTGTCCTTACGAGGAGCCCATTACCAAGGAGAACCCCGTGGTATATGAGCACGATCTACTGCAGGATACCTCGATTCGGTACTCAATCAACCCATACCTGAAGCACGACCCAACGTTGCCTCGGTTCACGACTATGAAGTGTCCGAACATTGTCTGCCCTACAAAGGGGAAGGAGTCTAACATTGTTGGCATCAAGTTGGATGCTAAAAATGTAGTGTGGATGTATCAGTGTGCAGAGTGTAATGCTACGTGGAAGCAGGCGGCACGGGGACCTTAGACCGGTTGACGAACAGACTTGTAGGCACCCGTGGCTTTCGTGTCGACGCGGGCAAGCTGGGGCATCGGGGCATAGCCGGAGGACTTGGCTGACGTGAGGGGCAGTCCACCGGTCTGAGGGAACTTGGCTGAGCTGAGCGTGGTACTGGTGGAGGTGTGGACAGTCGATAAACTTTTTGGGTTGTTGACAGGTCCTTTTCCGTTGTACGGGCGGACGCTGGAAATCTGTCCGTTCACTGTCCTCACAGTAGAGTTTCCGGGTGTCAGCAGTGCAGATGCTTGAGACCCTAGAAGCTGAGCATTCAGCGTGGTTTGATTCAAGTAGGGCTGGGCACTCGTCTGAATCGTAGTCGGGATCCTGTTATTCCGATACGACTGCGAAGCCGCCTGTGCCTTGATAAAGGATGTATACTCCGAAGCCGAGAGTGTAGGCATTTGTTTAAAACGGACAAAAGAAGTCCAAGGCAAGAGTAAGCATGAGCACTGCCGATCTCCACCCTGAAGTGAAACCTGTCTTTCGTGATGAAGTTGCCGAGATGATTAAGCAGCCCCGGATTACTCAACCGTTCTTTACCAAGTATGAGTACACGGCGCTGGTGGCGACACGTGCTCAACAGATCGCCGAAGGCGCGAAGCCTCTGATTGACTTGAAGGGTCTGAAGACATCGGACCCCATGTTTGTGTGGACCGTTGCCAAGAAGGAGATTGCTGAGAGAAAGCTTCCATATATTATCCGGCGTCAGCTCCCCAACAATATGTCTGAGTACTGGAGTGTGCAAGAGATGGAAATTATGTGGTAGATAACTAATGGCGGCAAATAAAGGATTGGAAGGCCGAATTAATCAAATCGTATCTCGTCCAACAGATTTCAACCTCGAGGCGCAGCGGGATCGGATAAGAACTGCAGAAGAGATACAAGCTAGTAGAGATGGACCGGCGCTTATGACTTTTATTGATAGAATAGTGACAGAAGGTGCAGCAGGTCCAGCAGGACATC